CAACGGACTCAACCAGGAAAACTCTGTTGTGCACGCACAGCTCGCCGCCGCTGAGGCTCGCGCACACGAATTGGCGCTCTTGCTGGACCGCCTGACACTACCACCCGCCCCGCTCGCCACGCCTGGCGCAATCGCAACTCCCACAACCGCCAACCCGCCCCGGAAACGCCCAGCACGGACAGCCGCAGAAGCCCCCACGCCTCTAACGACCCCCCAGGAATAGCCCTACCTCACAAGGAAAGAAAAACGGCCCGCAACGGCCGTTTTTTTGTCCTCGTCGGTATGCCATTCGCATGCGATCAGAAAAGACTCGAAGCTCGCCGAGCCCGCTCGCGGCCGATCAGCTCGCGGAAGTAGCGCCCCTTGTCGCCCCTCGCCGTGCCATCGGTCCGCCGCTCTGCGCCGGCTGATTCAAGCATCCTCTCGTACCTCGCCAGGCGATCGTCTGAAACTTCGGTGATCCACACCTCGCGGTCTGCCCACTCCAACCCCTCGCGCTCACGCCGGCCGCCCATCAAGCAGCCTGCCGCGCCTGGCCCATCAACCGACGCACCTCGACAGGCACGCCGACCAATTGCCCCCAAACGATCAACCGCGCGGCCGATTGATGACCGAACAACACCAACCGCCCGACCCCGGCCAGCTGCACGAACTCCGCCAAACGATCTACCCAGGACCGAGCATCGGTGCCCCTACCTGGCGACCGAACCGCCCAGGTTGAACCCGGACCCACGTATTGATGCGCGGCCGACTCAAACGACACGACGGGCAAGACGTCGACGCCATGAGCCGCCCAGTACGCGCCCACAACAGCAGATCGCCACGCCTGATGCTCGCGCCACTGTGGCGGGTCATCAACCCAGGACGTGAAATCCGGTGCGGTGACGGTGCCCGCCGCCAAGGCGATCATCAGACCCTCCCGCGGCCGACGCCAGAACAGCTCCTGGCGCCAGTCATCCACGAAGGTATGCATCGGCCCCGCAGCCCACCGCCCGCGCCCTTGGAAACCATCAGGCACAGGCCGCGCGACTGGATAGAACGCTCCGGGCGTGACCCCGACAAACTCACTCGGCAACCCTATACGACGCATCACCCCTACCCTCTTTTTGAGCAGCGAAAAGCCCTTGCTGGACTCCTCTTTTCTCCAAGAACTCCGCCAGCACCGCCGCACCCTTCGCCTTGTTGCACACACGGCAGCTTGCGACGAGGTTTGTCACCCGATCACTGCCACCTCTGCTACGCGGCTCTACGTGATCCAAGGTCGCCTCTTCCGATTTCAAGCCCGCCCCGCAATAGAAACACCGCCCGCCTTGCATGCGCAGCTTCCGCTCACGCACCCTGCGCTTGCGCGACCCGCTCAGCATGTCAAGCCTTCCGCATTGAACCCTTTTCAGCCGGTATCACGCCGACCCCTGGCCCCTCTTGCGCTTGCACGGGCGCTTCTTTCGCCGGCTCCGCCTCACGCTCAACAGTGACACCGCCGCCGCCCGAACCCGCACGAGCGGTTCCCGGTATCCCGACCCCGACCGTCGGCGCATCGCAAATCACCCAGCTCCGCCAATCGTCAAACCCGACTTGCACAGCGCACGGCTCGCCGCGCGCGATGTCGACGCTATAGCCCAGGCCGATCAGCTCCCCGCTGGTAATCGTCATCACGGTTTGCCCATTCTGCGCTACGACGAACTCGTACACGCGCCGCCCGAACCCCTCCAACCGGCCGACAACATGCAGCGTCCGACCGGTCAGAGGGTGCCCCCCCGAAGCATCCCAGCGTTCGACCTGGCCTTTTTTTGCTTTCACATCGGCCACCGGCTGCGCGGATTCGGGCGCGCTCGAGCTGACGCCGGCCGCACCTCGCGCCGACGCTATCGGTGCGGCCGGCGCTTGGACTGGCGGCTTTAGCACGCTTGGCGTACTGAAGAACATCACCGCCCCCAGCGGTAGAATCACGGCCGCACCGATGAACGGCCACCGCTTCCAAATCGGCACGATGTCCCCTGGCACGAGTTCCGCCCCGCCGCCCTTTGTGTGACTCTGGTACAGGCTGAAGTTTTTTGCCTCGTATTTGCGGATGGCCTCGTTGACCACATCGCCCCGCACGCCGTCCTGAACCTTGCGGATATACCGCCCTGCAGAGCCAAACGCGGTCGCCTTGCGTACCCGATAACACACCTGCACGAGGTCCACAATCGTGCGGCTCACTTTGCCGTAAGACTGAGTGATCAGCAAAGCGTCGGCGCTTTCGTGCCTGATCATGGAAAACCATTCCTCGACGGCAAGCTGCGTCTGGCGATAGGGCAATGCTAGGTGGCACTCGTCTATGACGTACAGCGGCCCGCTACCATCGACAGGATGCCGCCACGTGTCGCCGTAGTCTTCCATTGTCGAGAAGGCACGAACAACGCCCTCTTGCTGCACTTCCGCCGCGGCACCGAGCCTCCGATACCGCCCCGCCGCCACGGACTGGACGCGCACCATGCCGAGCCGGTCTGCGACCCGTTGAACCAGCGCCGGATAGGTCGCGTCGATTTCGCGCAGCCGGTCCAGGTTCAAAGGCAAATTGGTTATGACCTTTCGCCCGGCCGCCAGCGCCGGCAGAACGTGAAAAACCACGGCCTCATACGTTTTGCCGCCACCTGGCGGACCGAGTAGCAGATTGATCATGATCAGCTACCCAGCCGGACGAACGGTATCAGCTGCAGTGCCAGGCGAATGAGGATTGCTGCAAACACGATGCCGAGCGCGTACTGCAACCCCAGCAGCCCCATCATGTTGAGGACTTCCCCAGGCAACCCCGACCACCATTGCCCCGCGCCGGAGATACCCGAGACGTCAACCGCATTCACCGCAGCGATGGCAACCTTAAGCACTTCCTCGAAGACCCAGCACGCCGCATCGGCGAGCAAATCCCACAGCGCGACGAACACGGCAACAAACAACTTGCCAATCCACCCCAACGCCGCGGAAATCTTCGCCAGCAACCACGTCAACCCCTGCGCAATCGCTCCCATGCTCTACCCTCCAAAGACCAGCCGCCGCGCGAGGAATAGCGCGGTGATAACGAAAATAACCTTGATCGCATCCCATATCCAGCACGGCGGACTCACCGAACCAGAACCGAAATTCATATGCGGGCCGATGTTCGCATTGATCGTCCAAGACGGGCATTGCCCGCCCGCAATCGTCGGCACGAACACCGACTGCAAGCCGGCCAGGCCCGATGCTGTCAAATTCGCCTTTTGCGTATTCCAGACGCCTTGTAACCCCTGCGGATATTTCCGCGTGTAGAGCTTCGGCACTTCGGGCAAAACCGAATCCGTAACGGCGACCGCTTCGTCAACGTCCTCTTGCTTGCTATCAACGACGTTGCCCTGCGCGTCCTTCGTAGTCGTGTGATTGACGACGTTGTAGGTCCACATGCTTTGGTTGTACGTATTGTTGACCGTCGTTTGATTCGTGACAGTAACTGTCGTCTGACTCGGCCCTGTGCCCGTCGTCTGCTGCGTCGTGGACTCAGGCGACGATACGGACGCCGGACCCGTTACCGCCTGCGGCTCGGCTTCGATTTGCGCGGCCTGGCCCGCCTGATCCACATCGCGCACGAGCGATTCAGCATCCGCAGGCGAGAAGTACGGACCGGTCAGAACTGCAGCCTCATCGTCGGTTTTGCTGGCAGGAGAAACACATTGACCATTAGCCGGATTGCGATTCAGACCCGCAGCGCATTGCGGCCGCGTACATTGCTGCCCGCTCAATGTCCAGCCCTGGCCGGCCGGACACGTATACGCAGTAACACTCGCACACGTCGCCGTCGCAGTAGCCCCCGCACCGGTGACTGTAGCATTACCCACCGTACACCCAAACCCGCGCGGCACCCATTCAATTTGATTCCCGAGACCATTAAGGCATTGCCTCTCATTCTGCCGCCCTTGCCCGACAGTGCCCCAGCCGCCACAACTGACGCCGCCCTTTGCCTGACAGGCCGGCGTACACGTAGCGTGCTGCGTGTAATTCCCATAATAGATTTCATACGCCGAACCAGGCCCCGACGTAGCGTTGATCGCACACACCCCCCCCGGGCAATTTTCAGCGACGGCCACAACCCGACACCCGGTCAGATCGCACTCTATCCCGGCCGCGTCGAACGCCGCATCGATCACAGTCCCGACGACCAGGCCCTGCACCGTGCCGCGTGCGGCACCCACAGCCAACTTGCCGATGCCTTTCGCCAACACCTTCTGGCGGACCTCGTTGTCCACCGTCACAGGCACCCGACCCGCCGTAACGACGTGCTGCACCGGAGTCTTAACCAGCACTTCCGGCCCGCCTGCCCCGGCGCTGCCGCTGTAACTCCTGGTCCCCGAGGTAGCATTCATCTGATGTTTGACCAGCTCCCCCGCTGGCGTCAGTGTGCCGGCCGTGCCGTCGTAAACGATCATCCCACCCGCAAACACGACCAGCGGCACCCCTGCAAGCAGGACGCCGACCAGGAACCACCCAAGCCGCCTTATCGCGCTCATTTGCCGCTCCCCATTCCCACGATGAACGCCAACGCCGCCGCCGCCCCCATCGATGCCACCAACGCCCAAAACAAAGCCAACAGCGCGCCCGTCATACCCATACCCTCCCGAAAGACAAACGGCCGGACCATCGCCGGCCGTTCATCACCGACCGACGCCGAATCAGGCGCGATTGATGCCGCGCTTGGCCAGGCTGATGCCCTTGAAGGCGAGAGCGATACCGACGATCACGACGCCCGTTGCGGAAACGAAAGCGGCGACGGTCGAAAGGTCAACCGCGGTGAAGATAGCTGCCATTGTGTTACCTCCTCAGAATGAGAATTTACGCGGATAGCGCCGCGCCGCTGCGCCCGACACCGGGCAGTTCACGCCGCGCGAATGACTCGCACAGCACAACCTACTGCATACCCAAGCGACCACATGAAGACGACCGAGCCGAAGCCCCAGCTCCACACCTCAAGAATCGTTTGTGCATCGATACCAAGCAAAGCCAACTCCGCTGGCGTCATTCCTTGTCCCCTTTCATTGCGTTGACTCTCACGGTCGCAATTAGCCGACCCTCGCGGACCTGCGGCTTTACCGAGAGAAACCCGACGCCCCCCTCAACGACATCCGGCGCCGCTGGACAATCGCCGACCAACTCCCCCGCCCGAACATGCGCAATCCGCATCCCCGCGCGAGTGGTCCGAACAGACAAAACACGAACCTCCATTGCGAACTTCCTTTACACATGGGCCACGGCCCCGGTTAACTAACGGACTTTACTACCGACTCGCACAGACTTTGCGATACACCTTTGGCCAAGCTTCAAACGCGTCCACCTCAACGCTATTTGAATCAAGCACCCTCATACGGCACGACTCACCGACATCCAGGTATCCCGCGATCTGCACTGCTTCGCGCTGCATCATCCTGATAGCGCCTCCTTTCGTGCAAGTCTCATCGTAGTCCACCCACTCACCCGACAGAGGGTTAAAAACCTGAACCCTGTATCTCCCATACGGCAAAATACTAAAGCTCAGCTCTAAACCAAAACACCTAACGCCATACGTACCATAAACAGACATGACTAACTCCTTTTCACTATAGGCCGGAGCCCATGTGTAAAGAACTGTCGCCTACTGCTTCCGACGCTGCCTGACACGTTCCACGAAGCTCTGAAAACGTCCCGCTTTAGCCCGCCGCTGGGCTTCCGACCGCTCGTAATCCTCTTGCCCTACCACGCGCCGCAGCTCGTCACGACGGCCCGCCGTGTATCGCCTATGGCCTTCCTCCTCTCGCGCCTGCTCCTGTTGCTCTGCGCGCGATCTGCGCTCCCCAATGACGAAAAACTCCCCATCTTCGGAAGAAACCATGTAACTGCGTCGAGGATTCGCCGCTTTCAGCTCCAACCAAACCAGGAAGCACCGCAACGCCACATACAACCGACCCATGACAATCCCCTTTCAGGACTAGACCTAGAACCGACACCGAAGATGCGCGCCCCGCTGGCGATCCTGCCACACCAACGACACGCCACAGCCCGAACACTTGCCCTTCCACGCCGGCGCTATACGCACACGGCCGCTACTGCGATGAACCAGGCGCGCAACGATGTTCACGTGGCAGCACGCCCCACACCTGTAAACCCTCTGTTCCAGGACCTGGCCTAGATGCTGCAAACCAGCGCAACCACCAACAGGCTTTCCCTCATTTTGATCAGCGAAAGCCCTTGCTGGGTTGATCCTCACGCCTGGCCATCCTCGCGTTCCCCGTCGCCGGCAGCGAAACGCAAGCCCTCGCGGAAACCTGCGACCAGCACACCAAACCCTCGCCAGCCGCCGCACTTGGCGGCCACGTCGCGCAGATCGCCATCCAGAACCCGCCCGGAACCTTGCAGCACAATGCGCAAAGTCGATTCTCCCTGCCCTTCCTCGAAACAGTAACCCGCAAGGACGCGGATATCCTCGGCCGTCAATTGGACCTCGCCCAGCACCTCAAGCAGAATGCACAACTCCGCCAAGCCCTCGCGCTCAACGCCCGACAAACGCCGCTCAATGGAAACCGCTTGCAGCGTTGCAACTTCTGGCCCCAGCAACGCAAGCGCTTGCAGACAACCCAGGGCACCCGGAGCAGCCATCACTTCGCCACCCCGCCAGAAACAGCCGGCGCTCCCATCGGTGGAGCTGCCGTGGCCGACCGCCGACCGGCCGGTACCATCGACACAAGCCGCTTCTTGTCGGCTTTGCCCGTCGTCGTCAGTTCGATCTCGACATCGGCGAGGAACGGAAAATGCTGGTCCCGCAGCTTGTCGAATTCTTCCGATGTGCCGAACTTGTAGTCCACCGTCGCGAAACCGCGCGCTGTATCGCGGCTATCGTCAAGTTCCATTTTGACGTACAGAGTCGTCGAGTCATACGCGACCCCCTCGACGTTGCCCTGAAAGCACTTGGCCCCAACAACTTCCACCTGCGTCTTGACAATCACTGTGCAACCTCCTGAACAATGCCGGGAAACGCCCGGCTTACGTGCGGCTACCAGGCCGCTACCCAACGGTCGAGAACCAACCCCTCCGGCACACGAGGACGCACCTGATCATGCAGACCCTGCGGCGCATCATCCAATGTGGGAACGACCTTTTGCACCCACGCCGGCACCTTTCCCACGTCGCGACGAAGAAGGTCGAACGCTTGCTGCACGCCGCCTTCCATTTCCGCGATGAACGCCAAAGCCCCGCCCACCTGCCGCCGAGCATACGTGACGCACCGCTCATACCCTGCGGCCAACGCCTTTTTTATGGTCTGGATCCTCTCGGCCTTGGCGTTGATCCATTCAAACATGGGATAGGCCCCGGCGAGGTATTTGCCCGGAACGAGGAGCAGATCGAGCGGCAACACGCGGTCTACAGACTTGAATTCGACCTCGACGCGCGTCCACTCGCTCGCGGCGTCGCCGAGCTGCTTGCCCTTTTCGTACACCCGCGCGTATTTGCCGTTCGTGCGCTTGGCGATGTAGAAGGTCCGCCCGCTGCCGTTAGGCCGGTACCAGTCGCCGCGCTCCTCGCAAACCGGCATACGGCCGGCACAATCGGCCCCGCCCGCGCGGTAGTCCTCACGCGCTTTGTCGACCGTGTACTCGCCGCTGTAGCAGTCGTGGGCGACGTCGACCCGGGTCAGCCTGGCGCGCTTCGCTTGACAGAGAAAGGCGTGCAACCGGTTTTCCCAGCCGTCACGCGCTGCCGCGAGCCCGGTGCCGGAAACACTCACCATCACGGTGTTCCGCTGGCCACCGATTGCGAGAAAGCCCCAATCCGCCCCCACGGCGTATGCGGACTTGTAGAAATTGCGGCCGAATTCAAGCTTCTTCGTGGCCCCAAAGCCGAAGATGCGATCCAGGACCAAGGACGCATCGGCGACGATGCGATCCTCGCTCATATCGCACGTTGGCGACCAGTCAAAGGTCTCGTCGCCAACCGTGAAATTCAACCAATCGATGAAGGCGGTTTCCCCGTCGATTCCGTGCCGCCTCAGTGTGAGCTTTACGCCACCGCTCTGGGTCATGACCAGCTTTTCAACGAGAGAAGAACACCGACCGCTGTTCCCGCCTTGCTGGCCGTTGGCTACCCTTTCCCCCCCTGTTAGTGAGGGGGGGAAGCTCTGGCCCCCCGCCTGGCGGCGATCGTCCGTGCTCGCTTCGCTCCGCGCGGCGATCGCCGCTGACGCCGACGCCATCACAGCGACCCCTCGTGCTCGCTGCAAACTCGCAATTGCTGCGCACTACGAACGCCACCGAAGACGACACAGAACACACTCGGCAACGCGGCTTGTGCCGCAGATGCATGAACGCATGACTCACAACGAACAGTAGGCAACGGTGCCCCGCCACCCCAACCTGCATGAACTTGGACCTGATCCACCTTGACCCCTTCATAACCGTGAACACTAGCCCCGAAGGTATTCACAGCCATTGATGTTGTCAACGAGGCAAACACGGCCTAAAGTGTACTCAGCCGATAGCTTTTTGGCCCGCAACCATGAAAACCCCCGCTGTCTATCTCGCTGAATTAAAAGCCATCACGGGTGCCGCGAGCGACGGTGCAACAGGATTGCGTTTCGGATGGTCGAGAGCTGCAACAACCAACTACAAGAACAACACGCAAGCCTTCTCGAACTGGCACTGCTTACTGATCGCACAAGCGCTAAATCTGCCAGTAATTCAAGTAATTGCGGATATGGAACTACTACGCGAGAAACTCCCGGAACGCCGGGCGCGCTGGATACCATATGCCAGTTCGGCACCTGAACCCAATGATTGCGACAGTCATACGCCCGCCCCGCCACATGTCACTTTATAACTGACAAGACGCGAAAAACCGCCCGAAAATCAAGCACATAGCCGCAGCGGTTTTCACCTTTTACAAATTATCAGTAATTGCAGACCAGGTCGCTCGTGGTAGCCGCTCCCGTCGACACCGGCTCGACAGCGCCTGCCGGCAGATCGTGCGTGCAGCGCACTCGGTCTTCGGTTCCGGCCGAGCCGCTCGCCGTCGGGGTCGCTTTCTTTTTTATC